CCCTGATAGACAGAGAACTCACATAACGAAGTGAGGGGGAACCTGGTAGACAGGTGTTTCTTGTTTAAAACGTGTAGAAAATGGAGCGCCAGAAGAGTGACTTCTTGTCGCTCCAACCACGTGGAGCCTTGCCTCCGTAGACGACCTCGAGCCATCGACGTTGGTCCTTAGAGAACCATCCTTCCGTTGGACACGGATAGGAAGACTGGTAGTAATCCATGTAGGAGCAGAACTCCTTATCCCACATGGCCCCGCCGATCCAGAGACCGACGAGCCGAGAGAAAGATATCGCAAGACTACCGACTTGCGACTCGGGATACAGGGCGAGCTTGAACCACTCTTCCGTTTCACGGTGAGCGTGGCCTTGACGATAAGTCGTACCAAGCAGCTTGAAGTCGTTGGGATCCAACGTTTTCTCGCACTTCTCAACTGACAAGATCATACCTGTAGGGAGACAGTCTCGGGCTGCGTTGTCGAGGTCGAAGTGCTGTGGAGATCTGAAAGCACCATCGTCCCCGAGGACACGCGTCCCACGCGCTTCTACGCGTTGACACTGGGTAAGATAATCGACTAAGATGTAATTCACAACTGAATCGATCATTTGGGTCCACCACGACCCGGAGGGAACGCCGCGTCTCTTGCGAAACATGCGGCCGTCCGGCATTAAGATGGGTGTGTTAATGAAGTACCACACCATACCATCCCATACGTTACGCCACTTTTGGCGATCACGTTTTGAGACCTTCTCGCCATGCCACGTTTCCCATTCGATATTTTGACGCAAAATATCAAATGCCACGCGGATTAGCCAAGAAGGCACCTTTGTGTCGAAGCTTTTAAAATCTAGACCGTAAAGGATCTCCCCTTCACGTCTGCCGACCAGCCACTCGGTATACAAGCGCTGAGACGAGGCTCCGGTCAACATCGGCGTGTCTGGTTGTTCCATGAACTTCCTGTACATCACAGGAGCGTACTGGCCTTCCACACACAGCATCTCTGCTGGATACACCCACACCAAGCGTGTTTTCGGATTCTCCCGATCCGACATGCCTCCACGCTGGCCGGCCAAGCAAGGCGGGAACCGCATCTTGCGAGGGTCGAACTGAGCTTTGCCATCTTGTTTGAGGCGATGGCCTAACCATCGCGCTTCATGATATATCTGCTCCATCAC